GTTCAATCCGTTCTTTCACCAAACGGGGAAGGTCTTTCCACATTTCGTTCGAATCTCGCAATTCCTTGACTCTGTGCCGGGTGTAATCCAACCATCCCTTCGTCATTGCTAGTTGGGCATAGTGGGAAGTCAAGGTCTCCAGTGAGGCATAACGCTCGGTTGATGGTTTCAATAGGTGGTCGGTATCCATGCTTTACGCGCTCCAAAATTTCATGTGCTTGAAAATAATTCAAAATATATCCCCATCATCCATCCAATGTTTCACAGGTTTGGTGCTGGGCATCAATGTTCCAATGTCCCGCTTGGTAGCTGGCTTTTTGTCTGACCATTGATGGTCTGAGCATTTTGGGGCATCAATTTTTACTGACCAGCGTTTATTGCAACCAGGCACGCTACACATCAACTTTTCTATTTCGTCCATCTTGACCTCAATTCAGCAAGTTTGCGTTTAGCCTCTGCAACCACTTCAGGGTCAACAGGCTTTGGTTCGTAGATGATCTGCAACTCATCCCGCGGAATGTTTGGCCCTGCATTGCAATATTCGCGAAAAGTGATGGCGCTTGGAGGAAATTCACCCTTGAGTCGATCAATGGCGTAATCCATGCTGGGTCGGTAAGTTAAAAACCGCCCAAGCTGCTGTTTCCATTCTTGCCGCACCAGATCAAGGTCGACCCCTTCCCAATGCCGCAAAAAGGATGCACCGTAAATGGCACTCATGCGACCAAAGATGTAGTCCAGCCCCTCATCTTGGGTGCAATCATTTTGCAAGTAATTTGACATTGCTTTGTCCTCCAAGTAATCCGCGGGTTAAGCCTTGCAAGACAGTGGCATTGCGCTGCCCTGTTTTTGTTAGGCCATTTTGCGTCTGTTTTTCAGCAACCCAGTCAGCCTTAAACCCCCTCCACCCCCTAGCCACACATTCGGTTAATGCTTGCTCAAGTGTCCAACCTGCTTTTTCAGCCTCGTTAGCAATTCGAGATATCGCAGTTTGAGTAATTGAGGCTTTGTTGGCTTTTCGGTGTGAAACAAAGTCTTGCCAAACAGATTGTGAAACGCCTTCAGGCGTTGTATTTATATTGGTTACTGGTTTATGGTTCTTGGTTCTTGGTTCTTGGTTAGGTGGAGGTTCGTTTACGCTTTGTTCACGGTTCGTGCTTTTTTCCCTACGCTTGGTTTCTCTTTCAATAGCGATTCGTTTGTTTGTATCTGCTTTAGCATGGTATTCAAGCAACTCTTGCAGAATTCTGTCTTGCACATAGCAGCCATCTTTATCAAGCGTGAAAAACCTAGATAAAACAAACTTTACAGCCTCAACCTCTGCCTCTGTCGATGCCCAAGTCCATTCAAGTGCTTGCTCTAACGTAGGGAATATTTCACGGTCATAGCACGAATCAATAAGAAGCGTGTACGAACCGTGCTGCAACATAGTTAAACGACCAGCTTTCTTTGCATAGTCGCCAAGATTTCGTTTGTAGTAGTGCATCATGGCCGCCAGTCTGCAAAGCCATGCACTTGCAAAACAAGGAATCTTTCGGTCTGAGTGCTTTTGGCAAGCCTGGAGGCTTCTTTTAATGCCTCATCAAATGAGTCTAGGTAGCAGGTGAACCTAAACGACTTGGTTGACCTAGCTTGCCGCATAACGACAAACTTTAAAGCTATATTTTCAAGGGGGATTTCGCCAATGGGTTTTGGCTTTTTGAGGGTGAGTGTTGCCACTATTTAACCTTGCTTTCATAGGTTGCTTTCACTGAAACACTGATGGCAGGACGGTGAAAGAATCGTCTTTTCGGGAGCTACCCTAGCCGTGTTTGATGCAATTTTACTATGAAAACCATGCTGGACGCAACACCATCAATTGCCAAATCCTTGCCTGGGGGACAGTTTTCCATTGGGAAACCGCCGATTGGTGGATGCCCAAGATTCTGGCAAGCTCAGTCTGTGAGCCAGCCAATGCAATAAATTTGTCCTTGTTCATTCTTGGATTTTACATTAGGGCACTAATACCCTTACGCTTGACTGGGATATATCAGTTGGCTGATAATCACGCCATGCCCTAGCACAACGCATAAGGGTCTTTTAGGAGTCTCAAGATGATTACAGCAATCGAAACCCAAGCAATTTATGGCCATTTTGACATTGACTTGTCACCAGCAGAAATCATTGAAATTACTGCTGACGCAAATGACTGGGAAATTAAAGACACACGCAACCTTACCGCTCATGAATGGGTTATGCGTTGGGCGAAATCTGACGCTTTTGAAAATGGTTGGAACCCATCTTTTTCTGAGCGCCTTGAATACGAATATTGACCATGTACGACCTTGATTATGAGGAATGGCGGTGGGGGCAAATCCTTACCCGCCAATCAGATTACAACCCCGACAACCAACCAGAGGATGAAGATGAAATACCCCAGAACGATGAATGAAGCATTCCCCCACACCGTGGAATACGGTGCTGCCATAGAAATCCACGTTGCCCAGTTTTCCACCGCCGACAAGATCATCAGGGTTTTGGCCTTGGTCGCTTTGATCGTGCTTGCCCTTGACGTTTTTATTTGGAGGCCATGAAATGAACGCAGACGAACTAATCGACAACATCAAATTCATTGCTGACAAACAGTATGAAGGCGAACCCGCACGAAATCGCTTGGCCTACCACGTTGGCTTGTTGGAATCCCATTTGCGGGGCTACATCCAGACCTGTGACACCGCCCAGGAATACATCAAAGAACTGGAAATGAAACTGATTGCAAAGGAATCGGAATGAAGATGATCACCTACTCACTTTTGTGCTGGATGGCTTGGGTCACGGCTGGTTGCTCGAGTCTCCCAGGCTCAACGCCTCAAGCGCCCAATCAGGATTTGATTGTTGACAAACAAGTGCAGCCGATGGGCAGGAATGAGGTGATTGACGCTGTGCGCCAGTGTGAATCCTCTGGCCTTCGTGCCATCCCGCTTTATGCCAAACGCAAGATCAATGGCTACACAGTCGAAACTGTGGTGGAAGTCACTTGCGGCCCTAAATACGCTTATTAAGGAAACATCATGAAAGTTTATAAAGCAATTAACGCTGTCCAGGCTGAATTGTCATCTGTTGGAATTACAAAAGACCGCAGGAATATGCAAGGCAGCGGATATAACTTTAGGGGCATTGACGATGTTTACAACGCAATTTCGCCCCTATTGGCAAAACACAGCCTTTGCATTCTGCCTCGCGTGCTTGCGCGAGAGTGTATTGAGCGCATCAGCAAGTCGGGTGGCGCATTGTTCTATGTGACTGTTGAGGTTGAGTTTGATTTTGTCTCAGCAGATGACGGGTCAAAACACACCGTTAAAACATTTGGTGAGGCAATGGATAGTGGAGACAAAGCCACCAATAAAGCTATGTCAGCCGCGTACAAGTATGCAGCCTTTCAAGCCTTTAGCATCCCCACAGAATCAGACAATGATGCAGATGCCCATACTCATTCTGTTTCTGCATCTCGCCCTGCGCCACAGATTGACGCAGGAATGATGGCAGACCACATTGCCGCCATTGATGCCAGCGCAAACAAAGAAGAACTGCAAGCCGCTTACAAAGCCGCTTATGAGGCTTGTAATGGCGACCAGACATGGATTGCCAAGGTCATCAAAGCCAAAGCAGACCGCATTGCCAAAGCAAAGGAAAAGGCATGAGAAAAAAGAAAGAAATTGGTCTTGAGGAAATAACCCTCAAAGACTTTATCGCCATTTTTGCCATGCAATCTTTTATCTCTGGATGGATTAGCCGCGGCACATATCCAGAAACAGATTTAATCGTTTCTGAACTTTCATACAAAATGGCAAATGCCATGCTGGAGACACGCAATGGAAACTGAAATCATCCAAGGAAGTAGCGAATGGTTTTATCAACGCTTGGGAAAAGTTACCGCCAGCAGGGTGGCAGATGTAATCGCCAAGACAAAGACGGGTTACAGCGCCAGCCGCGACAACTACATGGCCCAGTTGGTGGTGGAACGCCTGACCTTTACCAAACAAGAGTCATACACCAACGCCGCCATGCAATGGGGCACAGAACAAGAACCATTTGCTAGGGCTGCTTATGAGGCCGCACAAAGCGTTATGGTTGAAGAAGTGGGTTTTGTGCGTCACCCAACAATTGAGTGGGCTGGTGCGTCCCCTGATGGGCTTGTGGGGCACGATGGATGCGTTGAAATCAAATGCCCAAATACGTCCACCATGATTGAAACACTGCTATCCCAAAAAGTTCCTGGCAAATACATCACCCAGATGCAATTTCAGCTTGCTTGCACAAGGCGCAAATGGTGTGACTTTGTAATGTTCGACCCCAGAATGCCAGAGAAGGCGCAATTGTTTGTCAAACGGGTTGACCGTGATGACGCATATATCGCAGAGATTGAAACAGAGATTGTTAAATTTCTTGCAGAAGTCAAATCCCAAGTTCAGCAACTCAACGCAATCATTGAAAGCAAATAATGTCAAAAGTTAAAAAAGAAATCACCGCCATCGTGGGCCAGTACACCAACAAAGAAGGTCAGCAAAAGAACCGCTATCAGCGCATTGGGTCAATCATTGACACTCGCAATGGGGAAATGCTCAAACTGGATGTAATCCCACTGAAGGAAAACGGTTGGGACGGGTGGGCATATTTGAACGACCCGCGCCCTGTTGAGCCTAAAGGCTTGCCAGCAGATAACGATGATGATCTGCCGTTCTGACCATGTTTGATTTCATATTTCCGCGAGTGCGTAAATCTGACCCGCTGACCTCGTTTGTGGCAGCGGATTCAGCCAAGGAATTGGCTAAAAAGCACGGTTCAATCATTGTTCAATGCCTTGTCCAGCACGGGCCATTGGGCAAAGATGGAATTGCTACCCACACGGGTCTGGATGGCAATCAAGTGGCACGGCGTTTAAAAGAACTCAAAACGCTGGGCTTGATTGAATTGACAGGCAAAACAGTTGCATCTAAATCTAAGCGCCAGGAAAGGGAATGGCGCGTTTTGGGGGATTTAGCATGAATGAAGAAGATGAAGCATTTGAGGAATTGGCAAAGCGACAGGGCGATTGGGGTCTGCAAGGTTCACGCAAACACCAGATCATGCGCTTTGCCGCAAACTCTGAACGCAATGCTGTGATTGAAGAAGTGGCCCAAGAACTGGATAAGTTTGATGGGCCGTTTGGACGGGACACCGTTCAATCGTTTGCGGCTTATGTAAGAGGAATGAAGAAATGAATGAAATTGCTATTGGAGACATTGTGCAGGTCACACCAGACAAAGAAATGTTTGGTGCTTGCATGGTGGTGGTGACAGAGGTAAAGAGTTGGGGCATTCAAGGGTATGTTCAATCTGCTGGTGTGCCGGGACAGCAGTACATCAGATTGAAGTTTGATGAATATGAGCCTACTGGGGGTAAAGCTGTGTGGGTTGTAGGAGAACAAGCATGACTGATAAAAAAGCAATGGCAAAAGAGCTTGAAGAATTGGCAGGAAGGTTTAGCGAGGGGTGGCATGAAGGCATCAAGATTGATGCGTCTGACATCATGTTGTTGAGCCAAGCGGCAGAAGCCTTGGCACAGCCAGAGCAAGAGCCTGTGGCGCACTGCAAAGTCCGTCCGTTGCGCGGCGATGAGAGTTTTCCTAAAGTGGAAATTGATTGGGTGAATCAGCCTGTACCCGGCCCCCTCTACACCCACCTACCACAGCGCAAGCCGTTGACGGATAAGCAGATACAAAAAATATGGGATGTTGCCTCTGGTGCAATACCCGGATGGTCGCGTCACATTGCATACGCCAGAGCCATTGAAGCCGCACACGGCATTAAGGAGAACACATGAATGTAGGACGCTATTTAAGGGGCGAAGACCGCCATGTTGGTACAGCAAGAACAACACAGCCTCAGCCACCACAGCGCACATGGGTAGGGCTGACTGAGCAAGACCTTGATTACCTTTGTAACTTAGCCTATACCGGAGATGAAGAATTTGCGTTAGCAGTGCAAGCAAAACTTATGGAGAAGAACGCATGACACCGCTTGTGCAAAAAGCTGTCAGATTTGCGCCAGAACCAGAAACCGCACTTTGGTTTGATGTTGGTCAAATGCAAAGCACTCTTGAAATGAAAGTGCCAGCAGATTTCTTAATGCACCTTCCATCCAAAAGAACGGGGATTGTTGGCCTTGATACAGCGG